ACAAGCCTTATGATCAGCCAGTGTGTGGTCAAGGTAAATGATAAGCCCGTTATCGATCCTATGGGTATGGCCCGGGGATTGAGCATGGGTGATCGTCGTAAGTTGATGGACCACCTAGTAGAGGATCAGCCCAGCCCGGACATGAACCTCACTATGCCGTGCATTAACTGTGGTTACGAACTGACATTCCCACTTTCGTGGGGTGACATTTTTCGCCCTTAATAGAAGTTCCCTATATTTGGAATACGACCTTATCTCTAAAGAGTACCCGGGCTGGAACCTCACAGAGATAAGAAACCTCACTAAGAGTGAGCGAGACTACTGGCTTCGTTTATTGAAGTGGAGACGAGATAATGGCTGATCCAAAACTCAATGAACTTACAAACGAAGCCAAGGGTCTTAATAAGGAACTGTCGAACCTCAAGAAACTACTTGGGGAATTCGGCACGTCCACAAATCAGTTTAAGAACAACTTCAGTACGGTAAGTTCTAGCCTTAAAAGCACGTCTCAGGCTGCTAAAGAAACAACTTCGGCTACTCAAGGATCGACTTCCGTAAGCACTACGTCTAGCGGTAAGCCTGCATTGGGAGCACCTTCCCGTATTGACTCTGTGTGGTCTAAAGGTAAGGCCGCATGGGCAGCGTGGGACGCTGGTGCAACCACACGTCAAGAAGGTGGATCTTGGGGACAGGCTGCTGGGGCTGCCCGAACCGCTGCCAAGTATTCATCTCTTCCCCCTCCCCCTTCTGCTGGCGGAGGCCCATCCATGGGAG